TTCGGTGAGCGGTTCACGCAGGCGCGTGGCTAACGATTTGTTCAACCGCCTCACCCACAAAAATGCGGACAGGTTCGCGTCCCGAACTTGATCATGTTGTGCACCGTACGTGCACTGACGCCCAGCATCTCGGCCGCTTGCTTCTGATTGACCTGAGCAGGGCGGGGATGTCGACTCGCATACATCTCGACCGCCCGTAGAGCGATGCGCAGTTCTCGAGCCTCGCCGGTGTCTCGGGCGGCTGACGTATCGACGCCTTCGCTCTTGAGGGACTCCATTCTCGATCGAAGCCACTCGTCGAAATTGATCAACAGATCTTCGTTGAGGTTGCGCTGCATCGTCTGCTCCCGATTGATCGTTTGCTCGTCAGTGCCCGACCATCCGGCGAAATTCGCACGTCGAATGTGAGCATGCGATATGTTCCCACTGCTGCACACTGTTTACAAATTCTCCCTTGACCAAGGGTTTCTGCGGGGCTACTCTTGTTACATCGCTGAAACAACAGCGGTCGGGTTTGGCGACCCGAGATCACAAAGGCGGACAAGCCGCCGCATTCGCGGCTATTTTTTCGTCCGCACGCCTTCGCACGCGCATACAATCTACGGGCGGGCATGGGCGGGGAGACCTTCGGGTCTGCCGGTTTCCTTTGTGGCCGGTTCGCCAACCCTGTCATGTGCCCGCCCACCTCATTTGGCGATGGGACGCGGGTCACCTTTCACACAAAGGAGTCCGCAATGTCCGCTTCAATCACGCCCGAAGTTCACTCCACCAAACCCGACTACAACGATCCGACTTTCCGCGGAGCGCTGATGAACGACCATTGGATTCTCGATGACGAGGCCAACTTGGTGATGATTCCCTCCAGTCTGATCGCCGACGTCAGTCGCGCGTCGAACGCGATCACGACGATCGCACGGTTGGTTCACAACAGCCTTTGCGAACCGGATATGTCGGGCGCTGAACCCCTCGGAAAATCGACTCATCTGGGCTTGCTCGACGCCGCCGAACTCGTCGGAAAGTATCTCGACGAAATCGCCGATCGGATGAACGAGACCGCCCAGAGCTATGCACGTCTCGAAGAACAGAGCGAGGCGAGTCATGGCTAACGTCTCGTCTACTCCCCGCTGCGGCGGATTGCTCGACGTCGATGAAATGACAATCGTGTTCGCCGACGCGTACTGCGAGTATATCGGCACACGGATGCAACTCGAGTCGGAAGGCCTCATTCCGGCTGGAACCACACCCATGACTTTTAACCCTCATGATATGCCTCGCCCACAAAATGACGGATAGGTCCAGGAGGCACGCCATGGATAAGACCATCTTGCTGTCCACCGACCATCTCATTGGCCAGATGTGTACGCGTCCGGCGGGACAACCCATCGCTCCAGTGCTTCGTCTTGTGGGGAACAACGAGCACCTGAAATCGCGGCGTGAACTGGTGGCGGAAAATCAACAGCTCACGGCCAACCTCGCGATGATCGCGGACTGCATCCTCGCCGCCGCCGAGATCATTGCCAAAATCGACTGCAGATGATCTATGGCACATACCCTCATCATCGAGAATTTCGGGGATAGGCCCGCGGTGCCAAAGCTACACCGTAGAAGTATCGGTTTCGATTCAATGTGGTGGTCCACGCCGCGATGCGAGGATCTTTTATCCTGGCAGTGCATCAACGAGGAAGATGAAAATGTCGAAGAATGAATCGGAAGTGATTTCTGGCGGGCTCGTCGTCTCACACAGACCGCAAGTTTCAGTCGAGCTGGAAAGTGATGGCCAGATTGTGATTGCGACCGCATCTATATCCAACGACTTCAATAGTGTCGAGCACGACGTAGTGAGATTCCCTGTCGAATGTGCGCGAGAAATCGCCGACGAGCTGTATCGACTCGCCGGCTTGGAGGAGGGTGGCGTCAGTAACGGCAACTGAGCGATATTATTAGGTTACAACCGCGCCTAGCCCGACGGGGCGAAAGCAGGGTTCCCTTACCCAGTTGGCGCGGTTCCTATACATAAGGGTGCGCGTTTTAGGGGCGCGAAATGGCATACGAAGATCTCTATCGAGCGCGTGCGCTTAGTGGCTCGCTTTTCCAAACAATATGTATCCGAAAAGCGGCGCTTCTTATCGCCCTGGACAATGATGTCCGAGATCAGTCGGAAATCGAGGCCGACTTGCCGCTCGACGGCGACTACGCGGTTTGGATGGCTCCTGATCTTGAGCCAAGCGGGAAGCTGAAGATGACCCGCGACATGTACGAGCGCGCGCTGCTGAAGTCTTTTGACGCAGGTCTCTTGGAGACCGAGGTAGTTGCCCGAAACGTCGACGGAGAAGTCGACCCAATCTACACACTTGTTCCGATCCAGACGATTAGAGAATGGTGTCTGGAACGCGACGTTGATACCGGCGATTGGCTAACTCGGCACGAGGAATCAGAAATCGAGTTTTCAGATGCTCTGATCGATGAGATCGCTATGCATTACGTTCCTAGAATCACGAGGTCTGATCCATACGATGCTGCCGCACTTGAGACGTACAAGTCATCAACGGATAGCGAACGGGCCGATCAGTACCTGCGTTTGCTTCAGGAAGTGCAAAGGCTTCGAGCCGAGCCGCCACCCGTCCGAAAAACGGAGGCCGAGGCACCTATCAACACGAAAGAGAAGAACTCACTTCTAACCGTAATCGCAGCCCTCGTGACCGCGTTGAACGATCGCCTGCCAGATGGTTACAAACGTGCGGAAGCAGTGGCGCGCCTCACGGATCAGATCGGCGCGTCAGTTTCCGTCAACACCGTAGACAAGATTCTCAAGCAGACCGATGCCGCCGTTGACCGCAGACGTGAGGCATATAAGTAGGCATCACCTCAATTGAGGAGAAAGTCACTTCAATTGAGTTCGGGAAGCCTTTCGGAATTCTAGTATCCGCTCATCGACAATATCTACCAACGGTGAGCGAAAGTGAAGAAGACCGCAGCGCCAGTCGATTCCGGCAGGCCTACCGAGCCGATCCTCCCGCGGGTCGGCCTCTCCAAATGGGCTCAGATCGCGCCCTTTATTCCGATGTGCCGGGAGTCTTGGAGGAAGCTGGGGCTGGCCGGCAAGGCTCCGCAGCCCATCCGGCTCAGTTCCACCCACTCCGTCTACAGCAACGCCGAAGTCCACAGGTGGTTGGCGGATCCGCTTGGCTTCGTCACGCCGCCTCCGGAAGGGAAGGAGGCGGCGTGACGAAGGAGATGATCACCCATGCGAGCGATTGCGCAGTGCACAACGAGCCGGCATATCCGGCTGGTCCGTGCAATTGCGGCGCCGTACTCAAAGCTCAGCGTAGATATGCTGCATGGCTGAGTCGTTGCGCTTATAACCAGGTCGCGCGTCTCGGAAGACGGCTCCGGTCTCGTCTAGGGAGCCGATCTCGTCGGTACGGAGAAGCTTCCAACCAACAGAGTTCCCCGACTGGCTACCGCCGTCCGTCTGATAGCAGCGGAGCAGGTAATGACCTTCATCGCTGACTCCGTACGCGTGCGGCTCGACGACGCGGAAATAGCCGTCGTAGCGAAGTTCAAGAACGCGCATATGGTCGATAGCGCCGACAAGCTGTTGGTGAAATCGCATAAATGTCCCCGACGAGATAGTTATTGTGGTTCCGGCTGCGACGATTCTACTCCCAGTGCAGATCACCGTTCCTCCGGCAGCCTGCCGAAGATCGCCGGGAACGTGAGCAAGCGGAAGCTCGACTTGTTCGAGAACATACGGATCTTTGTCGACAAGGTCACCAAAACCGGCAAGGTTTTCGTGTCACTGGCAAGGCTTTGTACGACTTCTTTTCTGGCGGTGGCGGCGTTTCCTACGCGGTTAGATGCCCATCAGACGGGCGTCTCGTTCGGATTTGTCTCATGGGCGCCAGAAATGGCCGGGAAAACGATTGAGCCTATGCACGTCGACTGGTCATCGGCAATGCGGCAGAAGCACCGTGTTTCGGGGGAAGAGATGAGCCGAACCTGCCCGGCAAATCGCTCAGCCTGACCAGTTGCTTCCCCCAAAGCGCGGGGCTTTTTTATGGCCGTTTAGTAATCCTTAGTGGATTATTGGCAAGGATGGTAAGCATGAAAGAAGCCATTGAAGGTGATGTGATCGTAGCGGACACGCCGTATCAGCCGTTTTCGGCACCTCGGTGCCCGAGACGATTCAGTGCGCCGAATCTCGTCGGCTGGTCGATCGATCAGACGGACGTAACCGAGTTGAGCGGCCAGGCCCGAGCCGACTACGAGCGCGAGCTCCGCATCAGCTCGATCGGCAAGCTGCTCGAGTCGCCGGCCGCTACGCCGCTCTGGCGCCGCGTGTGCAAGCACGCGATGTACAGCGAGATCCGGCTCAGAAGCGACGACCAGCGGGTCGCGATGGAGTTGGCGATCCAGGAGTCCATGCGATGAGCTTCCAAGCGATGACGTGGGCCGTCGAACAGGATCTTCCCGCCCTGCAGAAGCTCGTCCTGCTGATGCTGGCGAACTGCTGCAACTCACATACGGGCCGCTGCGACCCGTCACATGACACTCTTGCGAAGGAATGCGGCATGAGCCGGGATTCCGTTCGTCGAGCGATCGCCGAGATCGAGAAGAAAGGCCTGATCGAGATTCGCCGTCAGACCCAGAACGGGGTCAACCTCCCGAATCAGTACGTCCTGAAGGTGGGGTCATCCGTGGGGGTAGTAGGTGCTGACAGCACCGAGGGGTATGTGCACACAGCACCTACGGTAGGTGCTGACAGCACCGGGGGTAGGTGCTCACAGCATGGAGGGGTAGGTGCTGACAGCACCACAAACCAGGAAGTTAAACCAGGAAGTAAACCAAATACATCGTCCGAAGAGTCCGGACGATCTGCGTCCAGGGCGAAAAAGTCGGCTGAGCGCAAAACGCCATTACCCGAGAACTTCTCCATCAGCAATCGCATTCGGCAGTGGGCGTCCGACAAGGGCTATGCCCGGCTTCAGGAGCGATTCGACCATTTCGTCGGTACGGCGAAGGCGAAAGGCTACCGATACGTCGACTGGGACCAAGCGCTCATGAACGCGATCCGTGACGACTGGGCGAAGCTCGGAAACGATGCGGCGCAGAAATATCAACCAGCCTTGGCGTGGTGACCGGCATGCAAAAGACCTTCGCCGATTTCGGCATCCAGCTCGGTTCGAAGAGCGGTATCGAGGTCAAGGTGACCTGTCCGCAGTGCTCGGCGCACCGGAAAAAGAAGAACTACCCGTGCCTGAACGTCAACACGGAAAAGGGCGTCTGGAACTGCTGGCACTGCGGCTGGAGCGGCACGCTCAAGAGCGGCGAGTGGCAAAAGCCGGAAGTGCGCCGCGTGTACTCGAAGCCCAAGTTCGTGAAGGCCGAGAAGCATGTCGACGAGCTCCATGCATGGTTCGATGAACGCGGTATTTCCGCCGCGGTCGTCGAGCGCAACCAGATCACGCTCGGCCACGAGTACTTCCCGCAGGTCGAGGAAGAACGCGGGTGCGTCCTGTTCCCGTACTTCCGAGGCGACGAGGTCGTCAACGTCAAATACCGCACGCGCGACAAGCTGTTCCGCATGGCGGCTGGCGCAGAGCGAGTTCTGTACGGCCTGAACGACGTCGATCCTGGATGCCTCGTATGGGTTGAGGGCGAGATGGACAAGCTCTCCGTCGAAATGGCCGGCGTCAAGAGTTGCGTGTCCGTCCCGGACGGTGCGCCGGCGCCGGATTCACGCGATTACGCGCACAAGTTCGACTTCCTGCTTGATCCGGCGATCGAGGCGGTCGCGACGCACGTCATCGCGGTCGACAACGATGCAGCTGGCGTTCGTTTGCAGGAGGAACTCGTACGTCGCCTCGGTCGCGACAAGTGCCTGGTCGTCACGTGGCCGGATGGCTGCAAGGACGCGAATGACGTCCTGCTGAAGCACAGTGCCGAGGTAATCGGCGACTGCATCGCGGCGGCGCGCGCGCTCCCAGTCGAAGGGACGTACACCGTCGAGGATTTTCGGCAGGCGATGCGCGATCGGTTCGAGCACGGCGCGCCGCGAGGCATCACGACGGGCTGGAAGTCGATCGACCCGCACTACCGCGTCATGCCGGGGGAGATCACGCTCATTACCGGGATCCCTGGTGCTGGCAAGAGCGAATGGCTCGACGCGCTCACGGTCAATCTCGCGCGCGATCACGGCTGGACTTTCGGCGTCTTCTCGCCCGAGAACCAGCCGCTCGAGTATCACGCGGACAAGCTGATCGAGAAATACGTCGGCAAGCCGACCGAGTTCGGCCCGACGGAACGGATGACGGTTGTCGAGCACGAAGACGCGATGGACTGGCTCGAGGCTCACTTCACGTTCGTTCTGCCCGAAGACCCGACGGTCGACGGACTGCTCGACATTGGCCGGTCGCTGGTGCGGCACCATGGCATCCGCGGCTTGTTGCTGGACCCGTGGAACGAGATCGATCACAAGCGGCCGCCGGCGCTGACCGAAACCGAGTACATCTCGCAGTCGTTGACGCGGATCAGGAAGTTCGCGCGCGAAAACGGTGTGCACGTCTGGATCGTCGCGCACCCGACCAAGCTGCAGAAGGGCACCGACGGTCGGTATCCGGTGCCGACGCCATACGACATCGCGGGCAGCGCGCATTGGCGCAATAAGGCAGACAACTGCATCACGGTGCACCGTGATCAGGTCGGTAGCGATGGGTTGGTCGAAATCCATGTCCAGAAGGTCCGGAAAAAGCAAAACGGCCGGATCGGCATGGTCGAGCTTCGTTACAACCCCGTCGTCGGGCAGTACTCGTGCGAATCGAACTATGCACCCAAGATGCCGAAGACGGCGCCCGCAAAACCTCACCACGAAGCAGTGGAGCAGTGATGAACGATCGGTTATCTCCCGTACAGCCATTCCACCCAGGAGCAATCCGCATGAAGCTGACCATCGAAGACCTCGACACCATATCTCTCAATCACGGCGGTCATGAATCGCCGGAACAAGGGCATTGCCTTCTCGAGGTCGTCTCCATGTTCGCCGGCGAGGACTTCGGCGACTCCCCGGCATGCGTCGATCCGATCCTCGCTCAGTTCGGTCGTTCGTGGAATGACGGCATGCGTTCTGATGAGGAGCGAGCGCAGCTGAAGGTCTACGTCACTCGGTTGCTTGGCACGAACAAGGGCGCTGAGCTCTCGCAGAAGCGCGGGTGGATGGCAATGGACTGGATTGTGCGCACGTACACCGCTGCATGGCTTGCGCTCAACCCGGGGCTTGTACATCACGCCGAGTCTCTGAAGGCGCTGCCGCCGATCACCTGCGTTGCTGATCTTCAGGCGGCTCAGCCGAAGCTGGATGCTGCGAAAAAGGATACGGCCGCCGCATGGGCCGCCGCAGGGGCCGCCGCATGGGACGCCGCATGGGACGCCGCAGGGGCCGCCGCACGGGCCGCCGCAGGGGCCGCCGCAGGGGACGCCGCATGGGCCGCCGCAGGGGCCGCCGCACGGGCCGCCGCAGGGGCCGCCGCAGGGGCCGCCGCATGGGCCGCCGCATGGGACGCCGCAGGGGCCGCCGCACGGGCCGCCGCATGGGACGCCGCAGGGGCCGCCGCAGGGGCCGCCGCAGGGGCCGCCGCATGGGACGCCGCAGGGGCCGCCGCACGGGCCGCCGCAGGGGACGCCGCATGGGCCGTCCTTGAACCTACCGTGAAGGAGCTCCAGGAAAGCGCCCACGACCTGTATTCGCGAATGATCGACGCGGATTGATCGAAAAACAGAGTGAAGGAGAAAAGCATGGCTAAAAATTCGATTGATGCATACGGCGCAAAGGGCAAAGGGAACGTCCTCGCGATGGACCCGAACGATCTGGAGCTGGTCATGGATCCGACACACCCGCTCTACGACCGTCGCGTACATCAGGCACCTAATCCGAAGACGATGAATAACTATCGTGCGATTGGCGTACAGAAACCGGTGCTGTTCTACAAGGATCCGGAAACCGGAAAGAACCTCGTTATCGATGGTCGTACGCGCGTCATCAACGCGCGCGCGCTCAATCAGCAATTGATCGATGCTGGAGAAGAACCGATCACCATCCCGGCGATCCCAAAGCGCGTCATGCGCGACAGCGACAAGCTTTTCGCCGCGGTGATGGTTAGCACCAACGAGATCCGTAAGGAAGACTCGCCGATGAACCGCGCCGAGAAGATGGCTCGCATGCTCGAGGCCGGCCATACGGAAGATACGGTCGCCGTGATGTTCGGTGTCGAGATTCCGACAGTCCATAAGCAGCTGAAGCTGCTCGATTGCACGGTCGCCGTGCGCGACGCGCTCGAGGCCGACCAGATCACCGTAACGCATGCCTTGAAGCTTGCGAAGCTTTCTCCGGAGGAGCAGCGCGAGAATGTGAAGGCTGTCATTTTGGCGGCCGAAGGCAAGCAGGGACACGCGCGCTCGCGCGCGCAGAAAGCTGCGCTGGCCGGCGGCGATGCTCCGCGCATGCGCACTCGCAAGCAGATCGAGTCCGAACTAGAGAACTCCATAGGGGAGCGTGCTGACGCGTTGCGCTGGGTGCTGAGGATGGAATAGCGCGGCAATGCATTTGTAAATTTCCGACACCTGGTTACCGACGAGAGAATTTCTCTATGAAGCAGATCGAGCGTGAAGGCTCGGCGCAGCGGCAAATCTGCGAACTGCTCGAGCGCCAGGGCGCCATGACGATCAACGAGGTTGCGGCAGCGCGCGGGATCCATCCTCGCGCGACTGCGCGGCGGCTCGATGTCCTGATGCAGGACGGGTTCGTCAGTGTGGCTGGGTCGCCCAAGCGCTACGAGCGCACCGGAAAGCCGATTCCGCCGATCGCACCGTTGAAGCTGAAGTCGGCGCGCATCGCAGAGCGCCGGCGGCGCGAAGCAGAAGCAATTGCCGCGCCGTTCCGGCTCCCCGAGCCGACGGAGCTCGAGCGCGTCATGTCGTCCTGGGTGGGGGCGTGCGCGTGATCTCGCTGCGGAACCTTTCCAATCCGGACCTCATCGGGCACCGCATCTGCGAACTCCTTGACGAGGAAGGGAGACTCACGCAAGAGCATCTCAGCATGAGGCTCGGTGTCCGCCGAGGAACGATCTCGAAGTACCTGACGGCGTTGACGGAGGGCGGCTACACCTACGTCTCCGGCACGATCACGTACGCCAAGCCGAGCCGGGAAAAGGGCATGCGTCGCGGCGTGATCTACCTGTACGCGCGCACTGCAAAGCCTCTTCCGATCGACAACTGCGACTGCGAAGAGCTCACGGCAGCCGAGCTTCACCAGATCATGAGCGGCATCGTTCGGCGCGGGAAATCGCTTTAAGGTGGCCGCGTCTCCTTCACTTCGGTGATTAGCCCGGTTCGCCGGGCGCCTTTTTCTGGAATGCGCCTCGAATCCTCCATCTGCCCGCAATGCAAGCGCCTCTGGCGACTGACCATCGTCGCCATGCTGCGCGAAGCGAAAGGGAAGAGATGGGTGTGCCGCGTCTGCCAGATCGCGAATGAAGCAGATGCCGCAAATAGTCAGCGCGGGATAGGAAGAAACGACGACGGGGGCCCATTAGCCCAGGCCCGAACAACTGGTGTCGCGCCAGCTCGATAAACGTGGCTGAATGGCGGAGTCGCCCCGCCAGGACCGACCGGAATGGCTGAACGCACCAAGGCGCAGCAGGTCGACCAAGCCGGATATACCCGCCGCGACCTAGCAACGCTTCTAAAAAAAGCGGGTGGGAGGTTACGCCCTTTGAAGGAGGTCAGACGATGAACGCAGTGTGTCAACCGAGCTGTTGGGAGGTTCGCAGCTTCTACAACCAAAGCGGACGCTCCCCGGGGCAGATGGCGATTCACACGTGGCATACATCGGAGGTCTCCCGCGACATGGAGATTGGCGCATCAAAATCGCGGCTGGACATCGGCCGCGTCGAGGTGCGCGATGCCAATGGCCCGTGGCGATCGGCATGATCACCTACGCCATCCTATCGCCCGATCGCGACGCGCCTTGGGGCTACTACGAGTCCAGCAACGTGCCCACGCTCGAAGAGCTCGCTGACCACATGGCGCAGGCTGGCGGATATCCCAGCCGTGACGAATGGATGAGCGCGAACAACGTCGGTCTGCTTGGCTTCGCGACGGTGCATTGACGCAGGGATCTCGTTTCCGGAGGTCTGACCACCTATTCAGGCGCCGAATTGCCTTACGAGCCCGCTATAAAGATTGAATTTCTTCTTGGCTAGCCCTTTATCTTGATATGCGGGCATCTCAAACATCACGGCTTGCGGAAAACCACGGGGTTTGTGCGGCTCAGCCTGGCGCTTCGCTTCGTCGCGCAGGTCGATGAGGATCTTTTGCACATCGGCGAGCACTGCAGGGTCGCGCTTCGCGATCGCGGCAACGACGGTTTCAAGTGCTTCAATGCGAGCCTTCAACAGCAGGATGTCGTGATCCATGGTTCGGTTCCCCGTATGTATGGGCGGCGACCGGATAATCGCAGCAACGAAGGTAGCAGGTTTCCGACAAACGGAAATGCATGGGGGCAATATCCCCGCGCGCACGTACGCGCGAGAAAAGGCTCAGGCGAGAAGACGGGAAGGTAGGAGAGGGAGCGGGAAGGTGGCCGGATCGGCACCCGCCCGCGTCCCGGGAACACGCATCGGCCGCCCGGTCACAGCCGGGCCATCACCCGCTGCAGTTGCATCAGCGACCACTCACCGCCGCGCGCCGTCTTGATGCCGAGTTTGTTCAGCTCGTCGACCATCGCACGCTGAGACAGGCCGGCAGACAGAAAGCCGTTGATCACCGTCGATAGTGAGCCGGCAAACGCGTTCGCAGCCTCTTGGCGCGCTTCAATGTTGGGCTTGAGGTTCGTCGGGCCGGTAGCACCCAGCACCACACCACGAGCCTTCGCTGCGGCCAGCGCATCTTTCGTGCGCTCGCTGATGCGCTTGGCTTCGTGTTCGGCGAATGCGGCCATGATGTGGATCGTGAGTTCGTTCGCCTCGGGCATATCCACGGCGACGAACTTGACCTTCGACTCCATCAGGCCGCTGACGAAGTGCACGTTGCGCGCTAGGCGGTCCAGCTTGGCAATGATCAGCCTGGAGCCGCGCTTCTTGCAGAGATCCAGCGCTGCACGCAGTTGCGGGCGCTTGGATAGGGCGTCGGCACCCTTGCCGGTCTCCGTCTCGGTGAACTCGCCGATCAATTCCCATCGACCGCCGTTGAGATAGCGCGTGACTGCCTCGCGCTGAGCATCGAGGCCCAAGCCGCTCACACCCTGCTTGGCAGTGGAGACCCGGTAGTACGCCACGAATTTTCCAGTTGGCATCTCGTTTTCCCCGGTTCGACAACAATACAGCACGAACGTCCAATATGTTGTCAGTGTAGTCAAAGCGCCCAGAGAGTCAAGCCGGATTGACGTGTGGTGAGTGGAGGCCTGACCCGTCCTGAGACCCGCCGGGCTTGGGCCTCAACGGGATGGAGCGGCGTCCCGGCAGCCGTGCTGCGCCAACTCTGGGACCACCCTGGGGACTCCGGACGGGGGTGACGAAATTTTGCAGACCCTCTCCTCAATCCGCACGCGGGAAAAACATTGATGATCCTCCGCGAGGAGGAATCTCATGGCCCTGACCAATGCAGCGTTTCTGAAGGCGATCTCGGACGACCGGGCGCTTGGCTCGGCGATGCTGTTCCCGCATCGGCATCCTCAAGCGTCGCCGGCGTTTCACGTCGAGGTCATGGACTTGTGGCGATGTGCCGACGAGTGGGTGCTGATCGAGGCTTTCCGGGAGGGCGCCAAGTCGACGCTCTCGGAAGAACACCTGCTGATCGAGGCATGCTTCGGCAACTTCGGGTACTGCCTGATCATCGGCGAGACGTACACGAAGGCCTGCCAGCGGCTCGAGGCGATCAAGTTCGAGGCGACCCGGAACATGAAGCTGCAGGGGCTGTTCGGACGGTTGAAGGAGTCGGGACGCGTCTGGAACGAGCACCAGATGGAGCTCGCGAACGGCGTGCTGCTCGAGGCGCATGGCTGGGAAGAGGAGTTTCGCGGCTTCAAGTGGCGCGACATCCGGCCAGACCGGGCGTATCTCGACGACATCGAGAACAAGGAGAGGGTCAAGGACAAGACGGCGGTCGATGCGTCGATGAGAAAGCTCTACCTCGAGCTGATCCCGGCGATGGACAAGGTCAAGGGCAAGATCCGGGTTACCGGGACCCCGCTGGCCGAGGACTGCATGATCACGCGCCTGCGCGCGAATCCGGACTGGACGAGCCGTCAGTATCCGATCTGCAACGGTGACATCGACGACCCTGCTACGGAAGCGTTGTGGCCGGAGCGATATCCGATGGACTGGATCCGGCGGAAGCGTGACGAGATGGAACGGGCCGGGCAACTCCGCGGCTTCATGCAGGAATACATGCTGATGGCGATCGGCAGCCAGGACAAGCCGTTCGAGAGTGAGCACATTCGGGAGTGCGCGCTTGATCCGGCGCCGTGGCTGCCGAAGGTCGTGATCATGGACCCCGCGCGCACGACCGACGTGAAGAAGAGCGACCGGACCGGGCGCGTGGTGCTCAGCCGGCTCGGCACGAAGATCTACGTGCACGCGAGCTCGGGCGAGTTCTGGAAGCCCGATGAAGTGATCGACGACGCGTTCAAGACGTCTGCGCGCTATGGCAATGCAGCGGTGGCGATCGAGAAGAACTCGCTCGACGAGTGGCTACTGCAGCCGATGCGCGCCGAGATGCTCCGCCGCGGGGTGACGCTCGCGCTACGCCCTCTTACCGCGCCGCAGGACCGCGACAAGACGCAGTTCATCATGGGCATGCAGCCCTTTTTCGAGGCCGGCGACATCGTGCTGGTCGGCGGCCAGGGCGCGCACCCGAAGCTGGTCGCGGAGATCCTGAACTTCCCCAGCGGGCGCCGCGACATCCTGAACGCGCTCGCGTACTTCCAGCGCGTGTTCGCGGGCATGCCCGTGTACGAGGATTTCGGACAGTGGAACCTCGTGAGCGAATACGAGCCGAGTCAGCAGCACCCGCTCGCGCTCGCGTTCAACGCGACAAGTACCGAGACGACCGCCGCGCTGCTCTGCATCGAGGGGCAGCGCGTCGTGGTCGTCGCGGACTGGATCTCGCCGGTTTCGCCCAAGGAGGCGGTGCCGGATATCGCGCAGCTCGTGCGCGCCGCCTTTCCGCGCGCACGCGTGACGGCGTGGCTGCCGGCCGACGTCCTCGACCAGGCAGAGCGCATGCCGATCGTGCCGGCGCTGCGTGCGGCGAACCTACATCCGATGCGCGGCGCTTACGTGAACGTCGCACGCGGCGCGTTGTCGCCGCTCATTCGCACCGAGGCCAAGGCGCGCCGTCTGTTCCAGGTCGACCAGGAGGGGGCTAAGCATACGCTGAACGCAATGTCCGGCGGCTACAACTATCCAGTCGATCGCGCGGGAAACCGGAATACTCTCCCCGAGACTGGCCCGCACCGTACCCTCATCGAGGGGCTCGAGGCGGCCGTGTACGTGATCTGCTCGCAGCGCGCGGACGTCCTGCCGGAAGGCGTGAACATGGGCGTCAATCCGCAGGGCGTGAGCTACCTGACCACCTTGCCGCGGAGATGAACATGGCAGTCGATCGAAAAATCACCCCCAAGGCGCCGTCGCAGCGTCCCTCGGATTTCTACAAGGGCAAGCAGCAGGGCGGCGCGTACGGCAAAGCCGAGAAGGTCGGCGAGCGCATGCAGGGCGGCCCGATGCGCGAAAAGCTCAGCAAGCCGGGTCTGTGACCATGCCTATCGGACCGATGCTCGTCCCTGAAACCGAGGAAGGAAGTTCGGTTCTCGTTGTGGTCGAGAAGGACGGGATCGATGATTGGATCGATCTGATGCCGGCGCTTCTACGAGAATACCTGCTACCGAAAATCCCAAAAGACGGGAAGCAGTATGTGTTCCGTCGCGGGCTGAATGAGAGTCGGCGTCGCGAGATATTCGGCGCGAGACAGCGGCGGATGTCGCGCGCTCG